CAAACAGTAGAAAGCAAAGGAACCACGGTATCCTTTGGAGGGCTAACATCAAGCACGGCTTATCGTGTAAGAGTAACTACAAGATATAGCGGATCAAATGCACTAAGTACACAGCACACTATTGGAACAGTAACGCTAAATGCATCAGGAGCAATAAGCGATGGAAATGTTCCAACTAAAAATCCAAACACTGGCGCAGAGCCACCAATTGTTGTTAAATCTTTATTTAAGGCATTTGCTTTAAACTGGTCAGATATTGATAATCCAGATCAGGTAACCTATGAAGTTTATGTTAAAACAGTAAACAGTACAAGCATTGTTGATCCAGCAAATTTAGTAATGGAAATAAACGGAACATTTGCGGTAATTAATTCATTAAAAGATGGAACTGCAATAGCTTATCCAGCAGAGACAAGCCCCACAACTGCAACAGATTATTATTTTGCCGTAAGAGCAAAAGATGCAGATGGAGTTTCAAGTGCAGCAGTTACACCCATAGGCCCATTTACTGCATCTCGAACTGGGCAGTTCGATATTGCAAGCAATGCTATATATGCTAATCACATAACAGCTGGTGAAATCACCGCAGATAAAATGACAACAGATTTATTGTTTGTTAATAAAACAATAAGCGTTGGTGAATCTGGTTCATTAAATAGAATTAGACTGGCTTCAAGTATTCTTACACCCGTTATAATGACAGACCAACAACTTGCATCACCTTCAACATATTCTGTAAAATCAAGAATATTTATAGGTGCGGGAAATTATTACAGCGTTGGCACACCATTCTATGCAGACAATACTGGAAGATTTTCGCTTGCAAACAAACTAAGATTTAATGGAACTGATTTACTAATAAACGGTTCTGGTACATTTAGTGGAACAGTTACCGCTGGAACTGGACCGACAGTATCTATTGGAACTGAAGTAGAGAGTACAAATGATGGAATTTACATCTCTGGTACTGGAGACTATATATATGCAGACGGAAGAGTAAGATTAGGTAATGGCGGAATAACCTATGCAAGTGGTGTATTGACAGTAAGAGGAAACATTGAGGCTACTAGCATAAACGCTACAACAAGCCTATCTGGATTAAGTATAACTGGAACAAGTGGAACTATTGGTGGAATTACATTAAACTCATCAGGTTTATCTGCAACTAACTTTAGCATATCTTCTACTGGACTAATAACCGCAAATGGTGGAACAATTGGCAGCTGGACAATTAATTCTACACAGTTAAGAAGTGATTACGTAGTTACATCTGGAACCCTTAATTCTGGAGTTGGCAACTACATGACCCTAAATCCAGGAACTCCAAGAATAACTTTAACTAAAGGTGCAACCTTAACAAACGGAACTCCCAGTGGAGGGAACTCAATAACAATTGATCCAATAGAAGGTATTGTTGGTCCTAACGTAACAATTGCTGGAAATACTGGTCCTGGATTTTCATTTAGCCCAAATGGCACTGCTGTTATAAGAGGAACAATTTATGCGAATAATGGTGTATTTACTGGAGAAGTAAATGCTGGCTCTGGTTCCATAACGGGAAACTTATCTGTAACAGGAAATATTAATTTAACATCAGGAGCACTATATACTCAAAATGTAGGTGCGCTATTTGGCGGTATTAGAATAAATGGAGGCAATGCCGCATATGAGTTTTTAGATGGAGACAACAACACATCTGGACAAATGTATTCATTTAATAGCGGAAGTGAAATTATTATTCAATCTGGAAGCACTAGAGAAGGCACCGTAGGCTATCCAGCAAGCACATGGTACCAAAGCATTGGTCCGTCTGGTATAACCCTTGGCTTAAGTAATGCAGCTGGAAGCCCAACAACTTATTTAAATATGCAAAGTGGAAGCGTTTATATAGCAGCTGGGTTAAGCCTTCTATACAATCAGCCAATTACAATTGCATCTGCCAGAAATATCAGTGCTGGAACAGCAGTAAAATCTACTAGCGATGCTAGCGGATACGTAGGCGACATATATATACAATATTAGTAGGAAATGGTAAAATAAAATATGTCTGATATATGGATTAAAGCGAGCACAACTGGAACCACCAGATGGAAAAAAGCTATAGCAATACATATTAAAAGATTAAGCGCTACTTGGTCTGCCGCCAAAGTTATATGGATTAAAAATACAAGCGTCGGCTGGCTAAGAGTATGGCCAACATCTGGAGTATTTGCCATAACAGATCCATATATAACTACAACTGCAAGTGGATCTACACCAATATATTATGACGGTGTACCAATTAGAATAGGTACAACATATTATGGAAGAAATGGTACCTGGGATGCTAATGGGTTTACCATATCTTCTTTTACCTATACTTGGCCATATTATTCTGACCCAGCAAATCAACCAGGAGACTACGATTTGCTTGGAAATTTAGGAACTGGAGTATACTCTTCTCCTTCTAGAGCCTTAACAATAAGTACTTTTTCAGATGCCTCTGCCGTAGATGGCAAGTATATTTCTTTTAAAATAACTGCAAATGCTTCAAATGCTCTTTATAGCAATACGGCGGACTCAAAAGATACTTATGGAAAAATCAGAGTAATAAGAAGAACTCCTATAAATACAACATTTGTAATAAATGGAACTGCTAGCGTGGGTTCTACTTTATCTATAGGCTCTGCTTGGAATACAACTGAAGCCTATAAGCCAGATGCTGCTAGAAATACAGTTTATTGGTATAAATCTAGCAGCAATACATCTATATATAATGGGCAGGGAAGAACTCAAATTACTTCCGCTAATGGATCATACTCTTATGTTGTGCAGCAAGCAGATCTTGGAAGTTATATAATTGCAGAAGAAACCGCATTTAATACAGGATCAGATTACGATATAGGCGTAGGCTTATTTACTAATGGATTAAATCAGGTAACAGCAGTATCTGCAATTGTGGCAGATACCACGCCTCAAGCATTTAATACAATATCATATGTTAAGAATTTTCCATCTAGTAGTGCTGGAGGAGTTGTAAGAACTACGTCCTTGTCCTGGAATGCTTCAACGAATGCTACTCGATACGAAATTGAATACGAAGGAAGTTATAATAATAGCACTTGGACCACCGTTCAATCATTTGCAGCATCTTCATACACATCTTCAACATCTCAGTCTGTTAGTTGGGGTAGCCCAATACCATCAGGAGGATTTGATTATTATACTTACATGAGAGCTCGAGTTAGAGCATCCAATACATCTACCGCCACAAACGTAATCGGAGATGGTGGATCATACATATATGCAGCAGGCGTTGCCCCAGGGCAGCCGTCATTCGGTACTATTACTTACAATGCTGCTGGAACAACAGCGTCAATACCTGTAACAGTTGGATCTGCTGGTAGCAATTATTTATATTCTCCTCCTATTGAATATCAGTATAGAGCATCTAGCGGATCTTATTCTGGTACGTGGACTTCAAGTGCTACTCCAATATCTTTAACTGGGTTATCTCCCAGCACAACATATTATATTAAAATTAGAACTAGAAACTATGATGAATTAGTAAGTCCTGAAAACGACACATCCTTTGCTACCCCAGCAGCACCACAATATACTGTAACATGGAACGTAAATTTAAGTGGAGCAACAGTATCACCAGCTTCAGATACAGTAAATAGTGGAACTACGGTGACGTCCCCAACACCAACTAGAAGTGGATATACTTTTTTATACTGGAGAGATGGAACAACTGTATTTAATTACGCAAATCAAATAAATCCAGGTGGTTCGTGGACGGTTACTTACACTACAACTTTTTATGCATGGTGGTCCCTTAATCCAGTAATACCTTCAGGCGGAACAGTTTCAATAGCTACAAACACTGGAAACTACAACGTTGGAAGCGTCATAACTTACTCAACGTCAGGTTGGGCTGATACACCGACGAGCTACAGTTTAAGACTCTACAATGGAACTAGCCCTGTGTTAACTAGTGATCCTCTTAGGGCTTCAACGTCTAGCGCCTCTGGCACATACACTATTGTATCAGGCGACGTTCCAAATTACTTTAAGGCATTTGCTACCGCGAGCAACTCTGCAGGAACTTCTACCGAGGCAAGCTCTACGCAGGTTGGTCCCGCTGTCGCCACATTTGTAACACCATCTTCTGGGCCACCACAAATTAGCAATAATCAACTAGGATTTGTAAGAAGCGGTACCAGCATTACTTGGTACTCTGACTACCCAAGTGTTTCTGGAGATGTTTCCTATATTATAGGAATGGAATGGCAAATTAGAACTACAAATAGCACAACCACTACGCCATTAAACACTGGAACATATGCTGGAGGAGGCTCTGGCGACGGCTTGCAGGGAAATACAACAAAATACATGACCTATCCAGTAAATACACCATACCCTTATTCAGCAGCAGGAACAGTATGGGCATTTAGAATAAGATCAACAGAAAATACAGCAGCTACAAGCTCTGCCAGATATGCCAGGGCAAGAGTAATCATGATGGGAACAAATGGCACCGTCTACTTTGGAACTTGGAGCACAAACATATAATGAATAATGAAGAGATTGAGTATAAGAGATATATGGTATCCTCTAGGATAAAGTATTTAAATGGTCTTAGGAATCTAATTTTAGCGGGGGAATCAGAGTATAGCCTAGAAGATGTTAACTCTAAGATAAAAGCCTTGACTAATATGCTTGAAATGCTATAATATGAAAGGAGGAACAAAATGACAACATCACTAACAAATGCAGAAAAAGCAACAATAGTAAACTCAAGGTTAAAAAATTTAAACTACAATAAGTTTAGTCTTGAAATAGATAAGGTTGTTGAAAATGCTAAAGCTGATCCAGATGAAGAAGTTCTAGCAAAATATACAGAATTTCTTGCAGATAACGCAATTCAAATTGCGGCTCTAACAACAGAGCTTGCTAAATACCCCGTAGAAGAGGCATAAATTGGCAGACAAAGCAGAATTAATTATAACTGCGTTACAACAGCGCATTGGTGAAATTGTCTCAAACTATGAGACACAGATTGCTATATTACGTGCTGAAATAACTCAGCAAATGCAAGAAAAAGAAGACAAAGAAAAAGCAATAAAAGATTACGAAGATTCTTTACCTGCATAAGGAGAAAATATAATGGCATTTAATGATGGAGAACCAATTGACGCAGCCAAACTTGGTGCGCTAGAAACATCTCTTGCGGAAATAAAAGCAAAGGTTCCTCAGTTTGGTTCCTCTAGTACAACAATTAAAGTTGACAATACAAGCACTTCAAATATTGTTATTCCACAAATTTACGGTGGCATAAGCGATCCAGTAGATATAAAGCCAGGTAAGACTGCTACATTTACAATCAACTACGCGGGTGCCGATTTAACATCAAGCCCTAAGTCTATTTTATTAACTCCAGTTCGTGAACCAGGAATATCTCATAACGAAGCGCATGTTGTAAAAAGCTCAGTTGGCCCAAAATCTGCACAATGTAAGGTGTTTCAGCCAACGGGGTACACCGCAGGGTCTACTAGATTTTATTTCTTAGTAATTCAGCACTCATAATATTGACAATATAGTCCTATATGTTACAATTATTGTAACATCAAAGTCACGTACCCGTGACTTTTTTACATATTAAGGTAGAAAATGAGCAACGATTTAAAGTGGATGTTATCATCCGATCAGCAGTTTCCGTATCAAGATGACAAGATGATTGCACTATGGTTTAAAGTAATGAAATGGTTTAAGCCAGATGTTGTGGACTACCTTGGAGATACAGACGATCAAGCCTGCTACAGTAAGTACACAGAAGGAAGATCAGCAGAGTTTTTAAATTACCATAAGACTGAAAGTGGAGATCTTATTGTTCCAATGATGCGCCATGAGGCAAAAGGTGCAAGAGATTTTTATGCAAAGACAAGAGAGATGCTTCCAGACGCTCAGCTATTTTCTGCATTAGGTAACCATGACATTAGAGTGTTTAACTATGTAGATGCTAAGCTTCCAGAGTATATTAATGAAGTTACGCCAGAGTCCTTGTGGAGCCTAGACTCATTAGGATATGAGTATATTTACTATGACTCTTTACCAAAACGTCGCTTCGGTGATGTGCACGTACACCATGGAATTTCTATATCGGCAACTGGGTCAGTCAGAAAAGATATGGAAGACTTACAAGTATCTTTAATTAGAGGACACTCACATAGAATTGCTTCACATATGGTAACATATGAATTAAGAAACAATGGTGAAGGAGAAACCCTTCGTGGATATGAGATTGGTCACATGTGTGACGAAAAGGGGCCAGGTATGAAGTATACTCAGCACCACGACTGGCAAAAAGGTTTTGCTATTGCACATATTGTAAATGATTATCCTCACATTCAAATGATTCATGTGTCCACAGACTACTCTTGCGTTGTGGACGGAAAGGTATTTACTTTATAATGTGGTGTGGCAAATGCGGAGGTAGAGTTTTCGTAGATAGAGTTTTTTCTCAGAAGCTACACATAGAACTATTTTGTATCATGTGCGGTAAAAGAAATATGGTTAACAAAGAAATGAGTGCTTTTGGAAAATGGTTAGACGCAAAAGAAACGGCAACCTTAAAGAACTACGGTATTTCTTCTTAAACGATAAGGTGCATAAGGTAATAAGATCATCCAGATCAAAGGACGAACTTATTGCTTGGTGCTATCCAGATCATAAGAGAGTGCTATACTCTTACTCTCAGGTATATAAACATTTAGGTAAAGCCTACAGCATAAAGCAAGTAGGATTACTTTTAAATAAACATAGCGTAACTATCCACGACTATATACTTGAGGGTAAAATAAAAACACCATCTAAAATTTATCCAATTAGTAATCCTACAAATGAAAATTGGTCTAAGTATTTATTTAGCGAATCGGACATTCTAGACATTCACCAGTTTATCTTAGATGCGGGACACTCAAATAATATGCCATCTCGTGCTGAATTATTGGGGCTTCTCAAACACAACATTATATTGTATACTAAGAGCTCAGAGGGTAAGTTTATTCCTGTATGGAAGGCGGAGTAGTGGCAAGTACCAGAATTGTAATATGTCCTGATTGCAATAAAGAGCTTGAAGTTCGATCTGACTTTGCACACATAACATTATCTAACCATATTAAGAAGGAGCACAAATGACAACGAGAGTTAAAGTAGACCTGTCCTTTACTAGGAACCTAGGTAACTACGAAAGCATTAAGATTGGCGTAGGAGTTGAAGATGATATTCGTGACGGAGAAAATGTAGACACCGCTACAGAAAGAGTATATAAGTTTGTTGAAGACAAGCTTATTGAGAAGACTCGTGAGGTAGAAGAAGAGTTAAAGCGTGGCAAATGAAAAAGAGCCATACGTCCTAATTGGACTATACCTGTCCTTGTATAAAGAGAAATATAATAAAGACCTTACTGTTAACAAGTTTAGAGAGAAGTGGGCTATGAATGATGTCATTGAGAGTGTTGGCTTTCAACGTGCTAAAGAGCTTTTAATATATTATTTCTCTACCAACAAGACTGGCCACCCATTAAATTTCTTCTACAACAACTTTGACAGAATTGATGCATTGAATAAAGAAATTAAGAAGGATAAGTTTAACCGTAGCATTCTGCTGAATGAGACTAAGAAGATGGTGGAGGGCGAAGAGTGAATACAGAGGCAACATTAATCTCTGCTGTATGTAAGAATAAAGATATTAGCACATTGCTTGCGGACAACGTTGATGATTTATTTACATCGCATAGAGATATCTGGGAAAGCCTAAAGTCATACTACTATAAGTTTAAAGCCGTTCCAGAAGCAGGCGTACTCATGGAACGACACAAAGACTTTGAGCCAGTTGAGGCTAAAGCAGAGACTGGATATTACCTAGACATTCTAAAGAATGAATTTATCTCAAACAAACTTAAAACAATTATTATGCGTGGTGGATCTGCACTTAAAGAAGATGCAGCATCTAGAGTTCTTGCACAAATGCAAAGTGACCTTGCTGGCTTAAGCCGTTACACAAACAACGTAAGAGATTTAGATATTGTTGATGTTGAAAATGCAGCACGACATTATCAGTCAGTTAAAGAACGCTCATCTGTAATGGGTGGAGCACCAGGAATCCTAACTGGGTTTGATGCAATTGATAAGGCTTACCCAACTGGAATGGCACCAGGACATTTAATTGTTGCTATTGGTTGGCCAGGAAAAGGAAAGACTTGGTTTACTGCTTACCTTGCATGCAAAGCATGGGAGCAAGGGTTTAAGCCAATGATTGTATCCCTTGAAATGTCTCCAGAGAATATGCGTGACCGTATCTTTACTATGCTTGGCTCAGGTATATTCCGTGCAAGCGATTTGTCAAAGGGTGATATTAACATTGATGATTTTCGTAACTGGGGAAACAAGAAGTTTGAGGGAAAGAATAGCTTTGTTCTTATTTCAAAT